ATTTGTTTTTTGCAGCGTCAAAAGTATAACCTTTGCCGCAATATTGTTTTCTAAAATTGTTATTGTAAGAAGTTTGTTTCCAGTTTCCACCTTTGAAAAAATTAACACACCATGTTTCTCCATCAACGTGCATGTCATTTGTTCCTAAAGGTCCGTCTGCTGTTGTAACATCGTTGCCAACAACGACAACTCTTGTTACTACGTTATTATTATCTAATTCTGCGAAATGTGCCATATTTATGCTCCTTAAAATTTATGTATATTATAATTTGTTTATAGTGTCAATGTCCCTGTTATTAATTAGACCAATTCCCATCTTTTACATATTCATATACAGTATTCATTTGCCAAATACCTGATGCGGATACTACTTTAGGTTCTTTTATTATTACGATTCCTGAACCACCGGCACCACCACCACTTCCAGCAGGTCCTGGTCCATAATTACCACCACCGCCACCACCAGTATTAACTGTTCCATTATTAGATGGAGTGAAATTGCAATCTGATCCTGCTCCGCCACCTCCAGAACCAGCTGCTCCTCCTGCTGAACTTGTAGGCGCAGCGCCTCCACCACCGCCACCTCCAGCATAAGTTACGCAGGATCCTGTAATATTGCTTGCTGTTCCATTACCACCAGCTCCTGCAGCAGAACCAGTAGGAGTTATATCACCTCCTGCAACGCTAGCGCCACCGCCGCCACCACCACCGGCTTTTCCAGGTATTCCACCGCCGCTACCACCATCATTACCTTGACATGCCGTTCCGCAACCTCCTGTTGATCCTGAAGGTGGACCAGTTCCACCACCGCCTCCGCCAGATCCTCCTGGCTGAGAACCTGCAACAGGGGCTGGTGTACAGGATCCACCTCCACCGCCTCCACCACCAGCAGATGTTATTGGACTTGATGGAAAACCTGCAACAGAATCAGAACCACTAGTTCCTTTAGTACCAGAAGCACATTGTGGACCTGCTGCTCCACCTGCACCAACTGTAATTGGATAACCTGTATTACCAGCAACTGAAATACATGATGCAGTTAGAAAACCACCAGCACCGCCACCGCCACCTGCATAGAAACCGGCGCCACCACCACCAGCTACGACTAAAGCTTGAACTACTGTAGTTGCAGGTTGTGTAGTATGTGTGCTTGAACCGCTGCACGTAATTGATGTGATTACTTCTGCTTGTACTGCTGCAGCATTACAAGGTCCAATTATTCCGCCATTGCCAGCCATAATTTAAACCTCCTAAACCGCTATAACTTCATATGTTATGAATAGTTCTAAATCAGATACAGCGCTCGCTCCACCTTTAAGAATATCATTTTCTCTTAAATAAATTGGTGTATCTGATACAACTAAAGATGCATCTGCTGGAACTGAAATTGTTTTTGCTAAATAAATATCTGTTGCTCCGCTGGCAACTGTACCTCCAAGGGAGGTTTGTATTGCAGTTGTTATATATAAATTTAAATCGGCAGCATCTGTTCCATCAACATTAGCACATACAATTCTATTAATTTTAATTAGTTTATTTGCAGAAACAGTAAATAAAGTTGTAGTTAATGTATTTGTTAATGCCCATCCACAACATTCACCATAGATACTTGCAACTGATACTATATTTGGGTTTGCCATAATTTAATTCCTTTTGTTTTTTATCCGAAAATCATTGCCATTGCAATAGCTTTTCCAGTTGATATTCCTGCTGCTCCAAAAGTCACGGCTCCTGAACCATCAGTAATTAATGCTTGACCAGACGTTCCGTCAGCAACCGGTAAACCATAAGCAGGTTGAGCGCCTAAAACACCTGCAGACCCTTTAGTACTAACTAAACCAGAAGAAACAATATCTGTACCATTATGGTAACATAAAACATTACCATTTGGTGGTATAACTACTCCTGCTCCTCCAGTTGTTTGAAATGTAATTGTATAAGAAGCATTACGCGTCGTTTTATCCATTATTAAAAATGGTTTAAGGATATCTGCTGTTCCTCCAGGAGAAGATCCTGAACCCGCTTGTTTTGCAATATCTAAAACTCGATTAGCTGCTCCTGTAGAGCCAGTAAGCTCTATAATAAAAGCTCTACCATTAGGTGCAGTAGTAGTGTTATCAGGTATAAGTAATGTTTGATCCCCTGTCATTGCGACAGTGATATAACTAAACATATCTCTGAGATAATTTAAATTAAAATTAGTATTGTCACCCCATGTACCGGCATTTTCGCCAGTAGTCATTAAATTGAAACCTAATGAATTGTAATTTGATGCCATATATTTTCTCCTAAGCTGCCTCTACTTCCGTATAAGTTACATCCGTACCTGTTGATACTTCACTATACGATACAGGCGTTCCCGTGTCAACAATGTTATATGCTAAAACTGTGGCGATGCCAACACTTATTGTTGAAGATAATCCTGTTGGAAATACATGAGCATCAGCATTAGGAACTAAAGTACCTAGTGAACTTGTTAAAGATTGACCTACAACTGGGTATCCTGATTCTTGCCTTAAAATACCAGTAGAACCAGTTAAACCTACTCCTGTTGGGAATACATGAGCGCCTGCGGTGATTTCTTCATTTCCAGTTACAATTGAACCTGTAGCTGCTAAAGGAGTGACATTCGCATCGGCATTAATTTCTTTTGGACTACCTGCCGTAGAAGTAACACTAACCCCTGTTGCTGCCACTCCTATTCCACCTACCATATAAGGAATACCGACACCTGCAGTTAAACCTACACCTGTTGGAGAAACTATTGCCCCTGCTACAACGGCATTACTACCAATAGAAGTTACGGCTTCAACACCGATAGGAACTTCAACATCTTTTCTAGTTGAAATTCCAATTGGACCCACAGTCCAATTAAGTTGTAAACCTGTTAAAGGAATATTTGCATCCCCGGTAAGTGTAGAAGTACCAGTCGAAGAAGTTAAACCTACTCCTGTGACTGCAACATTTTTAAGAAGTTCTACACCAAGAGAACCAACAGAAGTGGTTGCGGCAATACCTGTGAGTGTTGTACGAGCATCATCGGTACCACCCCATACTTGAGATCCCCAGGTATCTCTACCCCATCCATCTAAATTAAAAGCTGATTCATTTCCGACTTCGGTTGTTGCAGCAACACCTGTAGGAGAAACACTAACACTTCCGTATTGAGATCCCCAATCTCTTTCTCCCCAAAGATAACGACCCCAACCTTTTTCATTATAGGATAATGCATCTCCAATTGAAGAAGTAGTACTGACGCCAGTAAGAGAAACAATTGCAGAACCTTGATTGCCCCACAAGCCTAGTCCCCATGTTAGCGAGCCCCAAGTCTTAGCCATAGGAGAAACCTCCTTATGCTATTCTTAAGATTGCTAAGGTATCTGTGAAATTTGGAAATTGAATTGTAAAAGTTCCAGCTGTAGCAGTTTTATCTCCACCAAAATCTAAAACACAAACTGATTTATTACTTGAAGATTTATTGTAAATTAATGCACCACGAGCTGTAAGGGTAGCAGTCTGCCAAGAAAGATTTGTCCAATCTACAATTGCTGTGTCATTAGATAATTTATGGGTTTGACCAGCGACAGCTAAAAGTTTTCCACCAGCAGTGTATGCACTACCAGCGTCATTATCAGTTTCGCCCCCAGTTAAATAATCTGATGTCGATTTTCCAATTACAGCTGTACTAATGTACATTGCTAAATAATAATGATCTCCTGAAGTTTGATCAAAGTTATGTATATCATTTCCTAGTAACTCATTTTTAAATGTGTTGCATACTGCGCTTGTTGTTATTGTCATAATAATCTCCTATTTGACTAGTCCTGAATCTGTGGTTGAAGGAGTGTTCAGTGGGATTCTAATAGTTCCACTAGTATAATCTCCTCTTCTACGTCTTCCAATTTGTTCAAGACCAAACTTATCTACCTCTTGTTTATATCTTTGTTCATAGTATGTCAACATATCCATTGGACCTTTTAAAAATCCATAAGCCTCTACCAAGCAGGCATATAAAAGCCCTGTAGGAAACTTCTGGCTTAAGAAAGTCACAGTATTTCCCGAACTTAAAGTATCTGGCATTTGCGAATATTCCACTTCCATAGTGTAAGCAACATCCGGAGCGGGTCCAATTTTAAAATAATTAGTGTCATTACTGGCTCCTTGACCAGATTGAAACATTGCATAGTAAAGAGGTTTAGATCGAGGGGGATCTGAAGGAGTCCCAGGAACTGTTGAATCTTGTATATATTCGTCTAGAAAAGTTTGATCTACTTTTTGTAGATACCACATACTTCCATTAGAATCTGTCAGTTTAATAGCTCGAACAAAATCTTCTGTTCCAGGAGAATTATAAGTTGCTTGACCTACAATTAAAGTAGCTGTCTGATACTTTCTCAAAGCATCAGTTGCTACATCTCTATTGATTCTGTTTTCAGCACTCTCAATAAATTGATCAGTAATAGTAGCTGTAAAAACTGAAGTATCAACTTCAGTATAATTTTGAATTGCTGTCGTTAATGTTGCGTATGTAAATCCTGCCATTATGCTTGTATAGTTACTGGTCCTACTGAGACCGAACCTCCTCCTTGTACATCTCCAGTTGTAGCAGTATATCCCGTCACTGTAAATTGATAATTATTATAGGTTTGAGCGTAAAGAGTTCCCCATTGAGAAATAGCATGGCCCGCTGCTCTAGAAATTTCAGCGCCATTAATCCCATCAAAATTTGGCACATCTGCATAAGCAGCAACAGGATTACTTGTAGTACCAGTTCCTGGAGATACGGTAGGTGGACCATAAAATCTATAGGTATTTCCTAAAGTACGTGCATGTCCTGGTTGATAAACTCTAATGACAGAAGTTCCTGCTGTTGTAGTAAAAAAAGGGTTAAATTGTAATAAAGTAGTAGTTGCAAATTCCGTTCGTGCTGGTCTTGCATGTAATAAAGCTTGAGGATCTCCACCTGTAACTTTAATTTCTAATTGAGGAGATTTAGACTCGTATTCTGAAATATGAACCCAGGCTCCTGTCCATTCTCTAACCATTTCTAAATAAGGAAAAGCTTGGCCGCTACGATCAGAAATTGACAAAGCATATTTCCCTTGAGAAAAACGCGCTGTCATTATGATACCGCCGGATAATATGTTTGAGGAGTTACAAAAGCACTAGAAGCTGAACCATCTTCTTGTAAAGCTCTAGCTAATTCATCTTCATAGTACATTTTTAATTCTTGTGTTTTCGCAGGATTGATTTTTTGACTTAAATAAAAAGCTAATCCAGAAACTAAACATGGATAAAATCTAAAAGGAACATCAGCTTTATTTGCATAAGCGCTGGTGTTAGTTGTTTGATCAGTGTATCCCGTATCAGGAACCGCTATTCCTGCATCTTGAATTCTTTTAATATAATAAATATTGATATGGTTGGTAGCTTGAGAAGCACCAGGTGTAATGTATAAAGTTAAAGTTGTTTTATCTATGAATCTTTGAACCCAAAACTGGCTCGAAACTCCTTGAGAATTTTTATTAGTTAAAGCTGCGTAAGTGGATCTATCAATTTTAGTTAAAGTTATATCAGATTGATCCGTGCCTGTTCCAGTTCTATAAGAAGCTGTTAGAATATCAGAAGCATTATAAACGTATGTTGCGTTATCTGTTGTAGCTGGGTTAGCTGTAACTGATCCTCTAGCTGTGGCATTTTTATAAACATCAAAAGTAGCTTGACCAGAAGTAATATATAAATTGGTATTAGCTACTTCCCAGAAATGAATTCCTCTATTTCCCCATTCAGAAAATAAAATGTTAAGTGAAAAAAGTGCGGTTTTAAGGCTGTAACCAGATGTCAATTGAACTTGACATCTTTCATAAGCCTCTTCAATACATTGAGTTATCGAGGGCTCAAATGCAACTGATCCTGATGTGGCCATTTATCCTCCTAACCAGTGATAGTTACCGTAACGCTGCCACTTGCTCCAGTTAGATGGTAAACAATTCCATTTTTAAATAAAATACCTGAACCTGG